GACCCGTCGACCTCCACGGTCAGCGAGCCCAGAACCAGCGAGGTGACGGTGATGCTGCTCATCGGTTAGTTCGTGACCTGGTCGATGACGTTGAGGCGGAAGGTTTCGGAATAAAACACGGTGCCGCCGTAGACGAACTTGATGTCAGACCGGGCGTTACCCTGGGCGAAGTTGGCGGTCGTCGCGGCAGGGATGGAGGCCACGAAGGACAGGCCGTTGCCGGCCATCGTGATCGTGCAGGGGTAGGTCGTCCCGCCGGCGTCGATGATGTCGGTCGTGACCGTGGTCGTCAAAAGATTGGCAGGGCCACCCTGCGCCGGGGTGTAGGTGACGGTCGCCGAGTAGGTCGTCCCGCGTTTAAAAGTGACGGTGTTGCTCATCAGAGGGTCAAGGTCGGCTTAAACTTGCCCCTGTGGCAACTTACAGTTGCACCGTCGCGTCCGTCGAGTCCTTCGTGTAATCCGTCCAGGCGCCCAGCCAATCCGTCAGATTGCTGTCATAAGCCGGGGTGTAGGGTGGCAAGTTGGCCGTATCAAGACCCTGGAACTGCACGGGGTTTTGCAGGGACAGCGGGCCAAGATGCGACTGCGTGACGACGAACGTGTCACCGTCCCAGTCGATGTCTGCAATCTTCCACTTCTGGCAGTTGTAGTTATACACTACAGGGCCGCCAACCCCTTGAAGTATGATATACTCATAACCGGTCGGAGTATTAACCGTAACCGTTTCAGAACTGTTTGAGAGTTTCCAATAGATGAACGGATCGGAGCCGTTGAAGAAAGCGCTCTTGGTATCCGCGTCGGAGCCGTCGGCCATGATGGCGAGGTAAGGCCAGAAGCCGGACATCGTGTCCCCGCAGCCGATGATGTAGACGCCCCAGTTATCAGACCCGCCCTCGACGCTCGCCGGATTGATGGCAATATAGCCGTCGAGGTCGACCATGTTGGTCTGCTCCTCCGTCGGCGCGTCGCCCGTCGTCTTGCTTCCCGTCGGGTAGCCGTAGAACTTCCGCACCTCGGCCTGCCAAAGCCCGAAGGCCCATGGGTTATAGCTGCGCGAGCTGGTGAAGCGCACGAACCCCTTGCGACATTTAACGCCCCAGGACTCGGCGCCCTTGAAGACGCTCACTTGGAACTGATCGGGCTCCGCAGGGAACGGCCACGGCGCCTCGATGTCGAGCGCGTTGACGCCCTCGGAGATCGTGAACGTGTAGCCCTTGCCAGGTTGCAGCATCTTAGGCGTTGGTCGACTCGTAGACGAGCCCGGTGTAGCCCTCGCGGTTGAAGCGCAGTTCGTAGGTCAGCTTGTAGATCGCGCCGTAGTCCTCGAAGTGAACCGATGAGATTAGCCATTGGTCGTCCTCGTCGGGCGCCTGATAGGGCGGGGTGAAGTAGCTCGGCAGCAGATAACCAAAGCCGTCCGGGGCGCGCTGGTACATCGTCTTTCCGACGTATCCAAGCAGCGTGTTGACGTTCGCGGAGTTGTTCGTGTAAAGAACCCCGTGGACGGTCGAGGTCGGGGCAAGGTATGACGTGCGCTGATAGAGCTTCGCAGCCAGCGGGTCGACCGAGCCGTTGTCGTAGAAGCCAAGGAACTTGCCGCCCTCCTTCTGCTCGAAGATCGCGCCGTATTCGCCTTCCCAGACAGGGCCGCGGTCGGTGTACGGTTTGAGGGTCTTGACCAGCGTCGACACCGTGTAGGGAGGCGGGCCGGCGATGCCGCCGGAGGCCGGGGCCGTGAAGAACTTGGGATGGTTCTGGATAGGCTCCGTGGTCAGCGTCGCCGAGCCCGTCACGTTCGGCATGGAAAAGGCCCCCTCGGCGTCCTCCAGCCCGATGTAGTCGACCGTGATGGTCGCCACGTCCAGAGCACCGTAGGAGATGCTGATCTTATGCGCCTTGAGCCGGGAGTCCTCGCTGAAGGAGTCACCGCGGGCGAAGGCCGTCGGGGCCGTCGAGGCGTCGCACTTGTAGACGGCCTTGCAGGTCAGCACCTGGTAGCCGTCGTTATCGATGGTGTACCCGGGCTGGAGCACCGGGGACAGCAGGTCGTTGCCTTGAGCAATCTTTGCCATAAATCAGCGGGGGAGGTTGAGACGGCGGGCCGAGGGCCAGAACTTGTTGGGCGTGAAGCCGGCCTGCGCGGCGTCGCGCTCGATGAGGACGCGCAGGGAGTTCGCCATGTCCTCCTGGGCGGCCAGCTGCTTGTTGGCGATGTCGAGCTGCGGGCTCATGCCGACGCCGATGACGTTGCTGGAGAGCTCTGAGATTTTCTGGGCGGTAGGGCCGACGTCGCTTTCCGGCTTGGCAGGCCGAGCGGCTGCTTCGGCGGCGAGGATCTCCTCGATGCGCTTGCGCACGTCTTCACGGGCTGCCATGCCCGTTGCATATGCTTTGGTTTCTGGCCTTGTCGCTAGGAAAGCATACTCAGCCGGCTTGCCATACATGGAGCCGATAAGTTTTTGCAGCACACCTGATTTGATTGGCATCTCCTCCATCATCATCTTTCGACCACGAGGATCACCAAGCAGGAACTCCCGATACCCTTGGTACTCGCCGACAATCTTCTTCAGTCGCTCGTCGGCTTTCTTCTGGCGCTCATCAGCTTGAAGCAACGCCTCGCGAGCGCCAGGAGCGACATTCGGGGCATTTTGGACATCCTTGACGAAGTTCCTAGAGTCCTCCGCGAACTGACGGGCTCGCTCGATCTGGGACGAGATGAGACTGATGGCCTGATGAAGAAGCGCCGCGGGAGCCAGGAAGCTGACAGCGATGTCCTTGAACGCCTCGCGAAACTTCTTGCTCATCGCGTTGGCGGCGCCGTCCAGCCCTTCCATGGACTTCTTGGCCTCGGCCATCTTCTGAGGCACGTCGGACTTGCCCGACAACTCCCATTCAAGTTTGCGTCCCATCGTGGTCTTTAACCTTGCTGGGGTGGCAACTCCGCCCGCCGCAGCTCCTCCATCATCTCCTCCTCCTCCGTCGTCAGCAGCTCGACCTTGGCCCCGCCCCTCGCCGCGAACGCCGTCGACAACCAGATGGCCTGCGCCTCCGGCATCTCCCAGGCGCGTTGCTCCTCGATGCCGTTGGCGATGAGGTTCGTCAGGATCATCAGCGGCCAAGGCACACCGACCCCGTCAGCTGAGTCCTTCGTCTTCGGGCCATCCCAATACTTCGGCCACGTCGCCAGGTGACAATGGTCGACGAACGCCCGCACCGCCGCCGCGTACTTCTCCGGCTTGCGCTCCAGCAGCTTGGCCTCGACTTCGCCCCAGAAGCCGAGGTCGACCCGGGACGCCTCCGCGCAGATGTTCAGCGCAACCAGCAGGTCGGCGGGCGTCGCCGGCCTCGACATCGTCACCAACGGCGAGTCGATGGAAAGCAGACGCACCCGATGCTTGAGGCAGAAAGGAAACAGACGCCTGCCCAGGATGACTTTGGACGCAGGGTCGCGGAAGGCAGAGAGAAACCGCTTGTCCATACAGGGGAGTCAAACCCCTTGCAGGACTAGGTCAATCAGACCGGGGTGACGCCTTCGAAGTCAACCGCCGTGATGGCGTACTTGACGAAGTCCTTGTTCGACCCCTTCTCCTCGATCTTCGTGATGACGCCGACGAAGCTGTTGCTCGCCGTGCCGGAAGGGTAAGCGCCCTTCGCGGCGACCGTGAAGGACAGGGTGGCGCCAAGGGCCGGAGCGTCGCCGGAAGACTTGACCACGCCCTCGACCGTCAGCTCGGTCTTGCGGTCGTCGTAGCGCTGGGTCTTCGTGAGGCCGGTTTCGTCCTGCACCATGTTCTCGTTGTTGAACGAGGCGGAGACGGTGTAGGACTGGACAAAGAGGTTCGTAATCGTGCCCGCGACCCCGTAGGTGCAGGTAGTTCCTTGAGCGACGGCGGCCATTTGTCTTTGCGGGAAGGGGCAACCTTAGGCCGGGAGCACCGCTAGCAGGTCGAAGGTGAACAGGGTAGCGAACGACCGCTCGTCCGTCCCCTCGTCCTCGGAGATCGGGGTGGCGTCGTAAAGGTGGGCGTCCGTCGAGGCCGTAAAGACCGCTTGCAGCCCTGCCACGTCCTGCATCGCCCCGGCCAGCGCCGCGCAGCGCGAGCGATGAGTCGCCAGGGTCGTGTCGTCGGCGTTCGAGAACAGGGTCACCCGCACCGAGCAGGAGTAGTTCCCGGCCCCTTCGGGCAGGTCGGCGGGCGTCCGGGCCGAGTCGCAGAGCACGATCGCCTTTGGGAGGACGTTGAGGTCGACCGCGTCCCCGGTGTAGATGTTGACCCCGGCCAGCCCAGTCTCGGCGGCGAGGAAGGAGGCCACGTTGGCCTCGACGATGTGACGGATGGATTTGGTGCCCATAAAGTTTAGGAGCCATTGAAGCGCTTGGCCTGCGCCGCCTGGTATGCCTCCAGCTGCGCGTAAAGGCGGGCCATCGCCTGCGCTCGGGCGACCGACTGAACGTTGTTCTTCGACGCCTGGTTGTCGTTGTCGCCGACGCTGTTCCCGATGACGATGTAGACGCCTTCCTTGTTGCGCGTGATAGTCGAGTATCCCGTGCCCGCGTGGCGCTTCACCCAGACAGGGATTTCTCCGGCCTTGTAGACGTTCTTCCCGTTGACCTTCGGCAGCTGGGTCAAGACCTGCCACCAGCCGGACTTGATAAAGCCGACATGGGCCTGCGTGGCCTTGATATACGCGTCGAGCGCGGCCTTCGTCTCGACGACGTATTTGCCGAGATAAGACCCCGTGTTCTTCGTGGTTCGCATCCTGCCTCGCGAGTCGATGTGCCGATGCTCAAGATGAACCTTGCGGATGTCGCTGACGACCTCCTGCTGGTCGACGGTCTGGACAGGGTTCGACTGGTTGAAGAAGTTCTTCGCCTTGTTGAACGCTCGGGCAGGGTCTTCGTCTGTCACGATCTTCCTCGTCACACTGTTGATGAGGTTCGACTTGCGCAGGGTCGCCTGCTGGCGGATGCGCTCGAACTTCCCGGCGTCGTTCGCCTTCACCGCGGCCCGCAGCTTGTTCAGCGCAACCCCGACGGCGCTCGCATTGCGCGAGTCGCTGGAAACGAACAACCCGCGGATGTCGCGCTCGACCGCCTTGAAGCCGGCCTGCTTGGCCTCCATGCTCAACCCCTTTCCGCCGCCTTCTCCAAGCGGAGGCGTAAGCTCCAGGGCGGCATAGCAGAGGTTCCCGGCGCCATGCACCCCCGCGTCGACCATGCTCATACCCATCCCATTGGAGTATTCCTCCAGGGCCGCCATGAACTGCGCCTTCGACTGCGGGATGAGGCCCACGGTTTATTGGTTGTCGTCGATGACGACCAGCGTCACCCACGCCGACCCGGGCTTGTAGGTCTGCCCCGTGATCCGCAGGTCTTTTCCGCCGGCGACAATCTTCTTGCCGATGGCAAGGGAGGCGATGGGAGCCCCGGCGCTGATGATGGCCGCCGATGCCCCATTAGACCCGTCTGGGAGCGTCCAGGAGGCCGTTGCAGCGGCAAGGCGGACGGTATGCTGGGTACGCTCACAAAAGCCGCCGGCCTCGAAGACCTGCGTCACCGCCGGGTCGGATAGCATACAGACGAACGTGATGGCCCCGGCGTTGCACGATCCGGCGACGCCGAAGTCCGCCAGCATCTCCTTGGCGTCGGGCAGGAACTCCGAGTAGAGGGTCGACATACCTTTGCGAACCTTGGCAAGCGGGCACAAAAAAGGGGCTCCCGAAGGAGCCCCGATTAGAGCGGCTCAAGCCGCGATCATCAGGCGGTCTTGAGGCGGACGAGGGACGTCGCTCGACCCACGGCGGCACCGAACAGGAGCGTCGCGGTGACGTTCATGTAGCCAGACTGCTCCTGGCCCATGATGACCTGGACGCCGAGGCCGGTGTCGGCATCGACGGCGTTGGCGACTTCCCAGCCCGGGATGTCGGTTTCCGGCAGCGCGCTCGCGAACGCGATGGCGTCCGGGCCAGCGACCCAGCCAGCGAGGTTTTCGCCGTTGGCAGCGAGGTTCGCGAACTGGTAGATGCGGGCACCGCCGATGACGCCGAGGTCGCCGTTGGCGATGATCTGGGCACCGAGGACGTTGTTGCCGACGATGGTCGTGTCAGCGCGGAGGTCGGCGATGTAGCCGCTGTTCAGCACGGCGTAACGCGGGGCCGGGGCCTTGGCGTCGTCCAGGGTCTTCTGGGCGGCGATGAGCTCGGAGTAGGAGAGGTTCGCGCCGGTCGTCGAGGAGGTGGCGTAGTTGGCGTTCGTGACCTGCGCGTTGATGACGTCCATGACCTTCTGGGCGAGGGCGATGGAGGCGGTGTTCACGAAGTTGTTCACGAAGAACTGAGCGCCGTAGTCCTTGAGGTTCGACGGGGTGAAGCGGCTGGAAACCTTGTAGTGGGTCAACTGCACCGTGCAGCTGGAAACCGTCGCGTCGTCCTGGGTGAGATAACCGCCGGTCGAGAAGGCCGTGGCGGTGGAGGTGCCCACGAGGGGAACCTGGATGGAGGTGCCGGTCGAACCCGGGCGAGCCGAGAAGACGGTGGAGATGCCCGA